TGGGAGGCTAAGAATGCCGATACACGGCGCAGCGATTGTGGCACAGTATAGTCGCATGGCGCGCGAACGCGACCTCCATGCGACACGCTGGGAAGCGATGGCCCCCCTGCTTGCGCCGTCTCGCGTGGGGATCACCACCCAACGGGCTCCCGGAGCGAGCCAGACCACGAATGTCTATGACTCCACGGGTATGATGGCCGCTGAATTGATGGCGATGTTCGTGGCAGGCAGTATCATGAACCCAGGACAACGCTGGGGACGTTCCGCGATGGGGCATCCTGCGGTCAAGGATGACGACGAGACGAAGGAATGGCTGGAAGAGAGTGACGATCGGCTCATGCGGGCTTTCTCCGGGTCGATGTTCTACTCGGAGAACTCCGAAACGATGATCGACTGGGGCGGGTTCGGTACCGGCTTTCTGCTCATGGAAGAGCAGCCAGTGATGGCTCATCGTCCACAGCGCGGGTTTCGCGGCTTCTTCTGCGAGGCGCAAAAAACGGGCCGCTTCGTGATCGCCGATGGCCCCGATGGGCTGGTCGATACGGCCATGCGAGAGTTTACGCTGACGGCGAGGGTGATCCAAGAACGCTGGCCCTCTGCGCAGTTACCGGGGAATATCAACGCCGCGATAGAGCAAGGCGAATTCGAGAAGCCGTTCACGCTCATTCATGGCATCCTTCCTCGGAGTTACGGTGATCAACTCGCGGGTTCTGGCGCAAAAGGGATGCCGTGGGCGTCCGCGTGGGTGGAAAAAGAGAGTAAAGCCGTCATTCACGAAAGCGGCTATCGTCAGTTCCCCTGTGCCATCCCGCGCTACATGCGGACCCCAGGCGAAGCCTATGGCCGAGGCCGAGGCGACCTTGCCTATCCCGACCTCTCGACGCTGAATACCGCGAAGGCGATGGGGCTTCAAGATTGGGCGTTGAAACTTCAACCCCCAATGATCGTGCGCCATGATTCCGTGATGGGATCGATTCGCTTGTTTCCTAATGGCGCGACGGTCGTGAATACACATGGTCAGCGGGTTCAGGATACTATCATGCCGTGGCAGACCGGCAGCCAGCCGGAGGTGTCGCATATCAAGGAAGAGGCGCTACGGCAGTCCATCCGGCAAATCTTCTTCGTCGATCAGATCCTACAACTCATGGAAGTCAGCAAGTCGGAAATGACGGCGTTCGAGTTTGCGAAGAAGCTGGAAATCCTCTTTACGCTCATGGGGCCGGTGTACGGCCGCACCGAGCGGGAACTCTTGCGGCGAGAATGGGACATCGGTTTTGACCTGATGTTTGACGCTGGAGCCTTTTCGCCCCCGCCTCCGCAGGTCTACGATACCGATGGCGTGATTGATGTCGTCTTTGAGAACCCTTTGGCAAGGAGTCGCCGGGTGGCCGACGTGGAGGCGATGACGCTCGCGGTCAACGATATGGCGGTCTTGGGGCAGATGTTCCCCCAGATGTGGGATGGGTTCGATCCCGATAAGACACGCAAGCATATCTTTGCTGTCAGGGGTGTCCCGGCGTCAGTCACGCGCAATGATGAGGAAATCCAGGCGCTTCGTCAGGCGAGGGAAGAGCAGAATCAGCAAGAGATGATGATGGAGCAGACGCAGCAGGCCACAGAATCTATGAAGAATGCAGCGCCGATGATCCGTGCGTTGCAACCCGCTGGGAAGGCGGCATGAGACGAATTAGCGAATGGCTGACCCACAAATGGAGCCGGGAATTGCCCGACTCGCTCGCACAGGACTATCAGATGACGTTTTCTACTCCACAGGGGCAGCGTGTGCTCCAGCATCTCATGGATTACGTCTATTGCACGGTGTACAAAGGCAAGGACCCGATTGAAATGGCGATTCAGAACGGCAGGCGTTCGTTGGTCCAGGAAATCCTGGAAAATCTCGATGTAGCGGAGAGCCCGGAGAAATACCGGGTCCGCATGGAGGGCACATGATCTTTGAAGGCGATGTCACCCCGCAACAGATTCTTGAGCAGGTCGGCGGCTATCAGGCATTCTTGCCGGATGAGGCCGTCATGGATCACGACGGCAAATCGGTCAAACTCAAAGACCTGCCGGACATCCAGAACGCCAAAGACCTGCCCACCCTGGCGAAGAACTATATCGAGTCACAGCGTGAACTTGGCCGCCGCGTCAGGATTCCCGGTAAGGAGGCCAAGCCGGAAGAGACCCAGGCGTTTAAGGCGAGGCTCGTGGAGTCCGGTGTCATCCCTGCCCCGCTCGGCTCTCCTGCCGAGTACGGTATTGTGAAGCCTGAAGGCTTGCCGGAAGGTGTGCCGTGGAGCGATGAGTTGGCCACCACCCTCGCCGCGACGCTTCACAAGCATGGCGCTCCGAAAGAGTTGGCCGCTGATCTGTTGGCACTCCATATGCAGGCACTAGGTGGCGCACAAGAAACATTGAAGACATCACTGGAGGCCGGTACGTCTGCGTTGAGGGCAGAATTCGGCGAAAAATACGATGAAGCCTTTGCTTTTGCTGAACGGTTCGCGCCCACGATCTTCAAAACGCCTGAAGAGTTAGCGTTTTATGAGCGCACCGGGCTTGGAAATCATCCATTGTTTCTTGGTCCTGTCATGCGTCTCGCCTCACTGGCCATGCAGGATTCGAGCTTTGTGGCGCAGATGGCACGCCCCACCGGCCCAATGGAGCAAGGCGAAGCTGTGAAGGAGCATACTCGCGTGATGAGCGATCCCAAGCATCCGCACTACGCGGGCTATCAGAAGGGTGATCCGAAGGCGCTCGCGTATGTTGACTCGCTGTATCGGAAGCCTGCCGGGGCGACAGCCTAATGGCCTGGCCGAAAGGGAGACCGAGACGTGCCGTACACCGAGAAAGGCAAGACGATCTTGCGACAGATGGCCAAAACAGACAAGTCCAAGGCGAAGGCGACATCGGTCCTTCACGCGATGGTGAATGCCAAGAAGATGAAAGGAGTCGAACCGAAATGAGTATCGAAGTGACGGAACCGACATTCAAGGATGTCAACGTGAATGATCCGCGTATCCGCTCCGCCGTGCAGAGCATGGCGAAGCAGGGCTACAACAAAGACGCGATGGTGAAACTGATTGGCGCACCGTCGGAGATCATCGACAAGCATCTCCGAGCACTCAAAGAGTCGTAAGCGAGACATATCCGGGCAGCCCCCGCCGGGGTCCGGTGACGTGCAGCCAAAGCGCTGTCGTCCGCGCCGACGTAAGGCGTAGGCGGGTCATCCCTAAACGGGATGGGAGCCCTCCGAAGAACGAGACACTGACAACGTGTAACCTTCAGGTAGGAGGGCTTCTCTATGGCACTCAATGACGACCAGGGATGGGTCACACAGTTTGAAACGATGCTGCGGGTGCAGCACTCTCAGGGGTCGATCCTACAAGGGATGCTCGACCCCGCCAATGTCAAGAACGGTATCACCGGGCACATCTGCGAATTCAACCGCACCGCCCCCGTTGTGGCCCCGGACATGGTGAATCCGAGCGCCACGGTCCAGCCGCTCAACCCGCCTCGGAGTATCCGCGCGTCTGTCTTGGTTGAGGCCCAGGCGCCGGTGCATATCTACGACGTCGATCAAATCCGGTCGCTGGTCGATCCGACCAACGCCTACACGAAACTCATGCTCGACGCATTGGGCCGACGCATTGACTTGCACTTGCTCAATGCGGCACTTGGCTCCGCGATGACCGTGGCCGTCACCGGCGGTACAGGAGTTCGTACCTACGGCACGCAGGCACTGCCCGCAGGTCAGATCAAAGGCACCGGCGCGGCGATTAACTTGCTCGATGTCATTGGAGCGACCGAAAATCTCAGCAAGTACGGCAACCCGATTGGTCCCGGACAGCGGCATTGGATCTATGCGCCGGGTCAGGAACGTGACCTGCTGTCCATCACGCAGGCGACCAGCTCCGACTTTACCCGCAATCAGTTACACGATCGCGGCACGATCAACGGCCTCAGTTGGGAAGGCTTTGAGTGGCACATGCTGACGGATGTCATCGACTACGACGGCACGTCGCTCCTGCGAATGCTTCCTCTCGCCAGCACGACTCGACAGAACGTGATTTTTGCGCGGGGCGGCATTGGCATTGCGACCGGCAAGGATATTAAGACTGATATCGATGTGCTGCCGATCTTGCAGGGCCGTCCGACGCAGATCAGCCCAAAGATGAGCAAGGGGGCTGTGAGAATTTTCGATTATGCGGTTTTAAGGTTCGACGCCTTAGAAAACTGAGCGAAATCAACAACTTCGACGTAAGGAGGGACTATGGCAACAACTCGTAATTCTGCCCTGTATCAGCAGCTTGATGTCAACAAATACCTCAGCAAGGGCACGGATCGCGGTGGGATGATCGTGCCGATCCCCTTCGCTCATACCGTCGTGTCCGGTGAGACCGGCGGGGCGTCGGCGGGTACGCAGGATAAAGTCAACCTGTG